CCCTACATTTATCATATAATCTAAGTTAGAAGCATTCCATATAATAATACCTAATTCATTACGATAATCTGAATCAATTTGTCCTACTGAATTAGCAATTCGTAATCCAGTCTTTAAGGAAACTCCTGAGCGTGGAAATACTAAAATTTCATAACCTTCTGGTATTTCCATATATAATCCAGTAGGTACTATTTTAGTTTCCCCAGCAGGAATTACTACAGCAATACTAGCAGACACATCCATACCAGTAGAACCTAATGTTTCATACTTTGGAAGGCAATTTATCGAATTGTTGTATATTTTTACTTTTATCATTTATAATCCTAATCATTTGAGTTGTGCATTTATTACATCTAATATATGGTGTTTGAGCTACTTTATGCTCTACAATTTTAGTAGCATTACACTTTGGACAGTAGTAATTAAAGATTCCCAAGATATTCTTCCAATACCTTATTGATTTCCTTACAATTAGTATCCCCTATTGCTTCCTCACAGAAAGTCAATAGATCCATCAGTTGATAATTACGCATAATTAAATCTCCAGACTTATTTAAAGATTGAATATACTTATACTTACTAGATATAGGTAAACTAGCAACGATATCCATAGCAGAACCATACTCGTTGACAAGTTCCGTCGCCCGTTTAGGGCCCACACCCTCAACTCCTCGTATATTGTCACCAGAGTCACCATTAAGGCACTTAATACTAATATGAGATTCCATATCATAATCATAATGGGTATGCCAGTTACCATGAGTTATTTCCTTTCTAGTGATATAAGAGAATCTATTAGTATACTCATTAATTAATAGGTCCCAGTCTTTATCTGATGAAATAAGCCAAATATCCGTAATTGGGTGCTTCTTTATTTTTTTAACTATATATGCGGCTATATCATCTGCTTCAACTTTATCAAACCTAAGAACCGGATATATAGTTGAGATTTGAAGAATAGTTCTTTCAAACTCAGCGAAGAAATCTTCATGTTGTTTCTTTTCTTCTGGGGTTTGATTTTCGTACTTTTCTTTGCGATTTGCTTTATATTCAGGATAAATTGCCTTTCTATATGCTGAGGAACCCTTATCACAAACGATTAAAACTTTTCCAGCTTTATATGATCTTTTAAGACTGTCTACAACTCTAATGTAGTCGTCTACAAAACTGGAAGATTTGGCATGGAGATATCTACAATATCTTACGTAAATTCGTTAAATTTACTCTTTATGTTGCCATAAAGTTGAGACTATATCATCATCCTAATAGGATGTTGGGCGCTTCGAGTTCACTTGAACCCTACTCCTTTCGGATAGTCGTTGCACCTTCACATTATTAAAATGTGCTTGGCTCAGTATTGCCCATTTAGGGGTTTCACTGAATTCACCCAATTTTCATAATATATTACTATATTATGCCTCTAAATTAAAGGCAAGATTTAATCCATCCACAACTAATAATGTTGATTCATTTACTTCTTTAATTCTATCAAAATCTTTACTCAATCCTGCTTCTCCCATCTAACAAATCCATTTTCAACATAGGCTTTATACCTAGGAACTATTTCACCTAAAGGCATGAATTCAAAATTATGACAAATACCAACATACTCTATAGAATTATTCTCAAACATATATTCAGCACGTACTGGTATTACTGTAGACATAATAGTAAATACTAACCCAGGATCGTAGTCTATTAACTCTCTTGGAATTGAAAACTTTCCTAGTTTTCTTGAAGTATTATACGAAACGGGGTTGCTCATATTTTAACCAATCATCAAGTTTACAGTTATAGAATTCATGACCATCTATATTATTAAATGTCCATCTGTATGTATCAGTTGTGGGCATATCCTTAAATGCTACAAATAATTTACTACGATCAAACTTATAAATTAAAAGTGGATTTCTACTAACTTGAGCAGCCTCACGAACTGTTTGTAGCCACCAAGTCAATATCTGAGGTTCTTTATCAGTAAAAATCTTAGAAGTGTAGTGATCATCTTTATAGTGCTTAATTTCAATGCAATATATGTTTAATGAATTAGGAATATAAATATCTCCTTTTAATCCATGAACTGCATTTAATCCACCAGATAGTGGAATTCTTTGAAAATTAAGACCAGTTCCTTCTTTTAGTTTCTTTACTACATCACTTTCGGCTCTTGCGCCTTTTGCTCTTGAATCAATCATAATGATTTCCAAACCAACAATATACTGCAAACCATTTATCGGGGGCATTTTTCAACCAATAAGAATTGATCTTAAAAGATACTCCATCAGGTCCAATTTGTAAATGTCTTTTACCAAACCGTATATTAAACCATAAATTACTCATATAGGCTCACATATAATATTATGAGACGCATAATTACGATCCCATACGTTTTTCTTTAATCCAAAGAAATTGTTTTCTCTATATAATAAAGGTTGGTGTTCCTTAATAGAATAACCTAAAGAAGTAATATATTCTCTTAAAGATCTACTATTATTAATACGATCATCCTCTATATACATAGTTGGTTTACAACGTGTAATTGTTTCAATACCACCACGTAGTACTTTTTCTTCAAATCCTTCTACATCAATCTTCATAAAACCTACATTTTGGAAATTAAAGCTATCTAAAGTTCTAACTTCAATATCAATAGTTGGTGCAAGTATATTATGATCTAAAATACCATTACCACCATAATTAGCTCTATCACCATCGAATATTTTCAACATTTTTGCAGTACCAGATACTTCTCCTAGTCCACAATTATATGCTTGTTTTACGTTGTGAGTTAAAATTTTATACACATAAGGTTGTGGCTCAAATGCAATACACTCAAACTCATTAGCCTCTAGTGCCTGAGCCATTACTCCAAAATTAGCACCAATATCTAAGCACAATCCTTTAGCTAAAGAAATAATCATTTCTGTTTCGTCTGGATTATACTCTCCATAATTATGAAGGCTTTTACCTACATATTCATCTTTACCCTCATAGTATACTTTACCCCATCTACCTTGTACACTTTTTATGCTCATTCTAACCTCGATATATTTGATTCTTTTATTACTGTTATCTTTTCCAGTAGTGGGTGAGTATACCCATGTGAAACTAACACTGTATTAAGATACTCCTCTTTTAATAAAACTTCAATTAATTTTTCTTTTCCTTCAAGATCAAGACTATCTATCGTCTCGTCTAAAATAAGTAAATTAATACGAGCACTACTTAATGATTGCATAAGCTTTCTTATTGCAAGAAGAGTGGCAGTATTAACTCTAGCACGCTCGCCACCACTAAGTGCAGTAATATCAATATCGCGCCCATTATCAGAAATAATGACATTTAATTTATCTGAGGCAGTAACTTTGAAAGAAAGTTGAAATCTCCCCGAACTTAATTCTGCCAAATATTGATTAGTAAGATCTTCTAGATCTTTAACCATACACTCTATTTTGTACGCAATTAAACCAGAAGTACTAAAAGTCTTCTGCAAAATCTGAATCAGTGAAAGTTTTTCATTTAATTCGTAAAGTTCCGCGCTATACACCCCTATTGAAGTTTTCATTTCTTCAATCTGTGACTTTATTAACAGAACGCGGGCATTATTTGCAGAAGCCTTTTTATTATGATTTTCAATTTCGGCCAGCTCCTGGGATCTCTTTAAAATTTCATTTTCCAGAATTTTTAATTTTTTGGAGAGTTCATCAGGATTTAAAGGTTCTGAATCTAATTTATGGTCTATTTGAGCGTGTAAAGTCTCCCAATTAGTTTTTAAATTTAATAGCCTACTTCTTTCCTTATTAGCACTATTTTTTACCAGAACCACTTGTTCTAGTTTATGAATAGCACTCTCCGCATCTTTCTTTAGAGATTCTTGTTCCAAAATAAGTTCTTTAATTTTAGAAGAGTCTATTGCATGTCCACATGTGGGGCAAATATCTATTGCTTTTTTAGCATTTGTAGAAATAAATTTAATTGCATCTGTAATTACTTTTTGATGCGATCCAATTTCTGACAGTTCTTTAGAAGTATCTTCTTCTACTGGTGGATGTTTTGAAATTTCTTCGATAGGAATATCAATTAGTTGTTTTTTCAGTAAGTTATTTTTAGCAATCTTTTTATTAGTTGCATCAATACCTGCAATACTAGTTTTTAGTACTCCAACTTCTTCTTCAGGGCTATCCTTATATACTGGATAATCTAAAAGTTCAATTTCTTCCAAAGACTCTTTAAGATGTTTATCTAGCCAGGCTTGAGTAGTTTTTACTTTTGAATCTAGTATATTAGTACTACTTTCTACTTCTTTTCCTAATGCTTTGAATACTTCGAATGCTTCTACATACTTGGTAAGGTTAAGCAATTCTATAAGAAACTTTTTTCTATTAGTATCTGTAGCTGTAAGAAATTCTAAACTAGAGCTACTGCTCTGGTATATTAGTTGTGAAAAGGTTTTATGATCTATACCTAAAATATTTTCAAGTATTTTAAAAGTTCCTGTCGCTGTGTGAGCAGAGATATTGTCTCCATTTTTATACAGCGTAACTGTTTGAGTGTTTCCTCTAACTGTTTGAACTTCATATTGATCACCATCTTTATCAAAAGTTAAACTAATAGAATATGATTTGTCTTTAATATACCTATTTAGAATATCTGCCTTCTTAATACCTTTGGAGTTTTTATTGAATAAACTTTCTTCGAGAATTAGTGCAATTGAACTCTTTCCGTGCCCATTTAAACCTAAAAGCTGAGTAATCGGATTTTTACTAAAATCAATTTCATTATTTTTTGCGTAGCTAAAAAGATTAGACCAGGTTAGTTTTTGCAATGTTATCATGGTATACGCTTAACACCTTTTCTATTGTTTCTTGTGGTAATTCTAGAATATATGATAAATATTCCATTATTTCCTCTTCTATAGACATTTCTGGATTAAGTATTAATGCAGTATCATTACTACGTTTTGTTACTTTTTTATCCAGAAGTGAAGTATCTTCAATATTGGCTAATTCAGCCATATCACCCTCTATCTCATAGATAGTGTGATCAAATTCGGTCGGGAGCATCGGCTCCCCAGCTTGGATGGTCTTACGAATTAATTGTGGTAATTCGAGTTTGATGAACCTATGAGTAAACGTATCAGTATCAAAATAGATAACACCCGTATCGACATTTCCGCGATGGAAACTGGTAGTGATAGGGCTTCCAGGATATAGTATGTTACGCTGGCAATTATCATAAGAATGAAGATCACCAGCGAGCACTGTTTGCCATTTATCAAATAATGATAGATCAATTTCAGATTTAACATGAGGTGGAATCTCCCCTCTTACGTGAGTTACTAATATTCGATTATTAAAAGTATATTTAGTACCTTTTTCAAATTCTTTTAACTTGTTATATGGGATAAAATCTAACCCTTTATAAGTATAGAAATCATCTACAATTCGTACCAAAGGATTTAACCTAGTAGTAATAGATTTAAGATAGGATAGAAATGTAGTATTTTTCTTAAGTGCTTCATGGTTTCCCGGTATAATGATTGTTTCTATAGTAGCATGTGATACAAAATCATAGTATAGTTCAAGTTCTTCTAAACTAGGTAATTTATCAAACCAGTCCCCGGCGACTATATGCAAATCAACATCTTTAGTTAACTCGTAAATTTTATTAAAAAGCAGAGTATATCTACTTTTAGCCCACTCATTTGGAATATTTTTTGTATTTAATTTTACGTGCCAGTCGGCTGATAGTAATACTTTCATTCTTTAGTCTCTAATATTGAAATTAAGTATCTACGTTCCATATAATGGCCATTATTGGATACTTGTAAATCTAAACTTTTAAAATAAACTTTTTTTGTTGGATCATCTAATGCAATTAATTGATGAATGAGTTGTTCTACTAATTGTTGCTCTATTTTATTCATTAATTGAGTCCTATAGACAAAAAATGCCCCAAAGTCGTAGACTTCAGGGCATTTAAAAATTTAACCTAGTTCTTTAATGGCTTCTTTTTCAGCACCTGTCTGTTCTTCATTTTCAGAATCAGTACCCGATGTAATCTTTTCTAGTAAGGCCTTAACTTCTGCCGCTGTTGGGCGTGGGTACTTACTATCAATATCATTAGGAGGATTTTCAGCAGCTACTGCAGCTTCCTTTTCAGCATCTGTTAGTGCGCGCTTTTTACAGCGTAGAACTTGCAGAGTATATTCTACATTAAAAGGAAGAGGGCCAGTTTTTGTTTTCTTGAATACTACATCCCAGCCAGTAGTGTAATCCGTTGGATCACCAAGATCTTCTGCTGCTGTAAGAACCTGTTCAAACAGCTTCTTCTTCAGGTTAAGAACTTTTACTTTTCCATCAGAAGGATCAATACAGTTAATACTATAAGCCCAAGAACACTTCTTATCAGGGAAGAATTCATTTACATGATCTACTTCTAGATTATTAAATTTTTCTGCGTTGCGGTCAAAAGCCAAGCATTCAACTGGAATGTCCTTGTTATTTGAACCTTTTAGCCAATAAACATATCGAGGAAGAATGCCCCCAATAAGACGAACTGTATTTTCTCCGTCCTTATATTCATAAGCTTCAACCTTTTTACTTTGTGCTTTACCTTTTGTGTTATTAAAACCTAGTGCCATTATTTAATTTCCTCGTATTTGAAATATATTTCGTCGTTTTGTATTTTTAGTAATGGATTGTGCATAAGTATACTTCTATCAATATCAGGATAATATGATAAAGGTAAACTACGACTACCATACAGTTTGTAAAATGAATAGTCTCTTCTAGCTGCTAAAAGCAGATACTGATATATATATAATATGTCTGTATTTTTATCGTTCAGTATGTCTTTAGCATTCAGTAGAAAGCTATTACCCACTAATTTCTGTTTCAATCCATATTTAAGTATTCTCTTATTGTAATAATCTAGTAGAATTGAAACCGCTTTTGAAGGGTCACCACCTGATTCTTTCACTAAACCTATCCAGTTAAAAAATAGCATAGTTCTCCATTCATAAATAATATTATACCATTAATCAAAAATAAATTCAAGTCAAAATTTTGGTTCCTATATTGAATTTACTTTCCATCCTTTTTCTAAATAAAAGGCTAATCTTGTTTGATTCTGTGCATATTCAGTTTTGCCGGCAAATTGAATATCTAATACTAATGGGTCAAGTTTTCCTTCACTTAGTCTCATTATACGACCTATAATTTGCTCAAGCACTGGCCTGCTGGCTAGAGGTAGAGCCAAAATAACGCAGCTAAGACAGTTAAGAGAAATACCCTCTGAGAATATCTGTCTAGAACCACACATAATATCACATTCACCTGATTCAACCTTTGTTAACTCTACTTTTCTATCTTCTGTTTCACCAATCATTAATGCTGATCTTGGAGAAGTTATTTCTGCTACTTTTTTCAAAAAATCTACGCGATCTGATACAACTAGAACTTTATGTCCTTTATTAGCTTGAATTAATGCTATTGTAGCAACTAATTGTTGGTACTCAGGATCTGACATTAGTCCAGTTACTCTATCAGCCCATGTCTTACCTGGGGGCAATTTAGGACCTGATTTTAGCAAGAGGACGCTAGGCGTCATGGTGTTAGATTGCTCAGGTTTGTACACTTTAGGCCCGAACCAATCTCGGAACATAACATGCTTACCATCTTTACGTTCCATGGTACCAGAAAGTGCAATTCTATATCTAGCGTGTAGTTTATCAATTACATTAGTAAATGTAGTAGCTGGCACATGATGTGCCTCGTCCATGATTACAGTTCCAAAATGTTTATCAATCCTATCAATTACATTTACTATAGACTGTACATTACCAATTACTATAGGGGAATTGATATTAAAAGTTCCAGAACCGATAACTCCCGGTTTAATCCCAAATAGTCTTTCTACTTCTTCTATCCATTGATCTCTAAGAGCTGTAGTATGCGTTACTACTAGAGTATGCATTCCTAATTTATATGCTATATGTAGAGCTAAAAATGTCTTTCCAAAACCGACTAGTGCATTAATGAAGCAACTATCTTCCACTAAGTCATAAATAATTTTTTGAGCATCAAATAATTGGAGCTGCGGCGCAGGAAAATCTGCAAACTCCACAATTCTTTTATCTATTATTTCATAACCCTCTGGAATAAGATCAGTTCTTCCTTGTGGAATAGATATAATCTTTGGAGTTACCATCCTATAC